GTCAGGTTATCCTTCCCGTTCCCAAGATGAAGACTACGGAGGTTTACGCCCCCAACTTCAAACATGGGGAGAAGGTTGTTCTTGTTCGTCACCCTCACGGTGGACGTTTCGAGATTCCTGAGCTGACAGTCAACAACAAAAACCCCCATGCTAGAAAAGCAATAGGGACCAAGGTTAAGGATGCAATCGGAATCCACCCCAAGGTGGCTGAGCGTCTGTCTGGTGCAGACTTCGACGGAGACTCCGTTCTCTGTATTCCGAACAACAGCGGAAAGGTGAAGACCTCTCCTGCGCTGAAGGGCCTTAAGGATTTCGATCCCAAGGTTATGTATCCTGCCTACCCCGGAATGACACCCATGACTTCTAAGCAGAAGCAGATGAAGATGGGTGAGGTCTCAAACCTGATCACTGATATGACTATCGGTGGTGCAAACCAGGCTGAGATTGCCCGGGCCGTTAGGCACTCCATGGTTGTGATTGATGCCGAGAAGCACAAGCTCAACTACAAGCAGTCCGAGATTGACAACGGTATTGCCGCCCTCAAGAAGAAATACCAGGGCAAGGCAAATGCTGGGGCTTCCACTCTTATCAGCCGTGCTTCTTCCGAGAAGCGTGTTGCTGAAAGAAAAGCCCGGTCCGCTTCAAAGGGTGGGCCTATCGACAAGAAGACTGGACGCAAGGTCTATGAAGAGACTGGGGCTACTTATGTAGACAAGCATGGTAAGACCGTGCTTCGTACTGAGAAGTCTACTAAGTTGGCCGAGACCCATGATGCATACTCCCTTGTCTCTAAGAACGGGAGTGCTATTGAAACGGTCTATGCCAATCACTCTAACGAACTGAAGGCTATGGCTAACGAAGCCCGTAAGGCTACGCTTGCTATCCCCTCTGTTCGAAAGAACCCCCAGGCTGCAAAGACCTATGCCCCTGAAGTTAAATCCCTCAAGGCCAAAGTTAATGAGGCCCTCCGGAATAAACCCAGGGAAAGACAGGCACAGGTCCTGGCTGATGCGGTCATTAGGGCTAAGAAGCAGGCTGATCCGACTCTTGCCAATGATAAAGAGCGTCTCCAGAAAGCCCGGCGCCAGGCTTTAGCCGAGGCCCGTTCAAGAACGGGGGCTGGTAAGAAGCCTTTCGCTATCACTCCTCGAGAGTGGCAGGCTATCCAGGAAGGTGCTGTCTCACAGGCTGCTCTCAATAAGGTTCTTGAACTTGCTGATGAATCAGTAGTGAGGGAACTGGCTACACCTAGGTCTCAACCTAAGGTATCGTCCAGCATGGTGTCTAGGGCTAAGGCTATGAGTAGCAGAGGTAAGACTGCTGCTGAGATTGCTGAAGCTTTGGGAATCTCAACAACTTCTGTACACCGTGCTCTTGAGGAGGGCTGACCACACCATGGTACACACCCTCTCACAGTGCCTCTCTGAGGAGGTCTACTATGGCTAGGATGCTGTCCACAGTGGACAATCCTTACGATCCAAGAACTTCATGGGACGAATGGTTTGCTTTTGACACGGCCCACGGCTACGGTACCTGTGGCCTGGTGGCTAGGCTGTGCACTACAAGCGATTCGTTAAGTGAAGAACTTGAAATCGAAGAAATTGAAAATGCAATTGATCGAATTCTCAATCTTGATGGAACAAATTTCTATCAAACTTTCGAGATCGATGATTGAAAAATAAAATTTCTTCGACGACACCGGGGGAGGGGGGTTCGCAATTTGAGCCCCCCACCCTCATCGCCGCCCCCTCCATATTTTCCCCGGAGGGATATTTGGAAAGCCAATTGGGGACTAGGTTCTAGGGCCCACAGGAAGTTTCTCGTGTGCTCCTTTCTTCCTGCTGGTCTCGCTCACAACGGGCCCTAGAATCTAGCCCTCAATTGGCCCCAAACGCCCTCTATCTAAGGAGCAACTATGGGTAAAAGGGCCGCAACACCCTCTAAACCAGCTCGAACTGTGGAACAACGAGAGGCGCAGATGATCAATCTCGCGCTTGAGCTCGCTGAGAAGCAGCTTCGAGAGGGTACAGCACCGGCAACCACGGTGAACCACTACCTCAAGCTCGCCTCCACAAGAGAACAGCTGGAGGTAGAGAAGCTGAGGAATGAAACAGCACTCCTCGAGGCAAAGAAGACGGCGCTCGTCAGCGCTGAGCAAGCCGAGAAGATTGCCAAAGAAGCCATCGAAGCCTTCCGTACATACTCTGGAGCGGGAGATGTTACGAACGTATACTGAACTGGCGCGCCTCGAGACCTTTGAGGAGCGGTTTGACTACCTGGCTCTCACCGGGCAAGTCGGTACAGCCACGTTTGGCTTCGATCGTTACCTGAACCAACGATTCTACACCTCGACGGAGTGGAAGAAGGTCAGGAACTTTGTTCTGGCTCGAGATGAAGCCTGTGACCTCGGGATCGAGGGACTTGACATCAGATACATGCCGCTAATCCACCACATGAATCCGATTCGGCCCAGAGATCTCGAGGAATTCAATCCAGACATCCTCGAGCCAGAGTTTCTCATTACCACAACCAAGAATACCCACAACGCGATACACTTTGGAGACCGATCGAGGTTGACACCACGAGTTGTTGAGCGTCAACCGAACGACCAGTGTCCTTGGAGGCTCTAATGGGGACCATTCTTGAAGATACTAAGAAGGCAATCGGCATTATGCCGGGATATGATGCCTTCGACGACCAGATCCTGATGCACATCAACACTGCGCGGATGGATCTCGCACAATTGGGGCCAAAATGTGACACCCCGATTGAGAAGGATACCGCTTGGACCGTCTTTGACGACATCAACGACGAAGCGGCAATCAAGTCTTACATCGCCATGAAGGTTAAGCTGTTCTTCGACCCACCGGGGAACTCCTTCTTGGTTCAGGCTTACCAGAAGCTGATCGAGGAGGCAGCATGGCGACTGATCTATCAGACCGAGGGGAAGCAGAGGTAGAAGACCTCGTCCACCACGGCGTTAAGGGCCAGAAATGGGGCGTCATTCGCAAGAAGGCGTCGGCCGGTCGTGCAGCAACCGTTAAGGCCCTCCAGAAGAGTGGTCGATTCACGGCAAACGCAACCAAGACAACCATCAAGACTGCTCGAACTGGGGCAGCTAAGGTTCAGAAGGCTAAGCAGGCTCACGATGCCCGAGTTGCCGGAAAGATCCAGGCAAAGAAAGAAGCCAAGGCTCGAAAGAAGTTCGCAAACCGCGGATACAAGAAGATCAGTGACACCGAGCTCCAGTCTCGAATTAAGCGGTTGGAGCAAGAGAAACGCTATCGGGAGCTCAAGGCCGATCGCCACCTGGTTCGAGGTCGTGAAGTCACTCGATCGATCCTCGAGAACTCTCTGACCAAGGCCGGTACCTACGCAGCGACCAAGGCTATGAAGACAGCCTTCGATAAGTCATTTGATCCTGGCAAGACTAGTAAGTCTGCCGGAGAGACACTCAAGAAGGCAGCAGAGAAGGCTAAGGAAGCTGCAGAGGCTGCTTCAGTTGTCGCTGAAGAGGCACACAAGACGTATAATTCCACCGGCGGCCCTGATCGAAAGAAGCTCCCGAAGGCGTCTGCTCCAAAGCAGATCGAGAAGCCGAAGTCGTATAAGCAGACTAAGCCCTCACCCAAGAAGAAGCGCTACCCGCGTAACCCTGGGAGCACAGCTAAGTAATGCTCTCGAACACCGCAGTACCAAAATACTACGGGCAGTTTCGAGACGCAGTCGTCCGAGGCGAGATTCCGGTATGCGAAGAGATCTCCTGCGAGATGAATCGCATAGACGCCCTCATCGCAAACCCGGAATACTACTATGACGACAAAGCTGTAGAGGGCTTCATCGCTTACTGCGAGAACGAGCTCACGCTGTCCGACGGAGCCGACCTCCACTTGCTCGATAGCTTCAAGCTCTGGGCCGAGCAGCTCCTTGGCTGGTACTACTTCGAGGATCGCCAGGTCTTCGTCCCATACGAGGACGGAGTCGGCGGTCGCTATGAGACCAAAACCGTAAAGAAGCGCCTAACAATCAAGCAGTATCTGATCGTTGCTCGTGGAGCAGCGAAGTCGATGTATATGTCACTCATCCAGAACTACTTCATGGTGATTGACACTACAACAACTCATCAGATCGCTACGGCTCCGACCATGAAGCAGGCGGAAGAGGTGATGGGTCCATTCCGGACCGCTATCACTCGTGCAAGAGGTCCGCTGTATAAGTTCCTGACTGAGGGATCCATTCAAAATACAACTGGCGCGAGGGCTAACCGCCAGAAGCTGGTTGCTACGAAGAAAGGTGTGGAGAACTTCCTCACCGGATCCCTTCTCGAGGTTCGACCTATGTCCATCGACAAGCTACAGGGTCTTCGGCCCAAGGTCTGTACGGTGGACGAGTGGCTTTCCGGTGACATCCGTGAGGACGTCGTTGGTGCTCTCGAACAGGGTGCCTCAAAGATCGATGACCCGGTCATCCTGGCCGTCTCATCCGAGGGAACCATCCGCAATGCGGTGGGCGACACCATGAAGATGGAGTTGCTCAAAATCCTGAAGGGCGAATACATCGCCCCACACATCTCAATCTTCTACTACCGCCTTGATGACATCAAGGAAGTAGCAGATCCTGCTATGTGGGTGAAAGCCCAGCCGAACATCGGCATCACTGTCTCTTATGATCGGTATCAGCAGGACGTCGAGCGAATGGAGCAAGCCCCTGCCGCTCGAAACGACATCCTCGCCAAGAGGTTCGGGATTCCCATGGAGGGATACACCTACTTCTTCACCTACGAGGAGACAATACCGCACAGGAAGAATACCTTCTGGAACATGCAGTGCGCCATGGGCGCCGACTTGTCTCAGGGCGACGACTTCTGTGCGTTCACCTTCCTGTTCCCACTCAGGAATCAGGCTTTCGGCGTAAAGACTCTGGCGTACATCTCTGAGCTGACGCTCATGAAGTTACCGGGCGCTCTACGCCAGAAGTATGATGAGTTCATCCAAGAAGGAAGCCTCCGAGTCATGGAGGGGACCGTCCTGGATATGATGGAGGTCTATGAAGATCTAGACCAGTACATCGACGAACAGAAGTACGATGTCTCGGCGTTTGGGTTTGACCCATACAACGCCAAGGAGTTCGTAACCCGGTGGGAGCAGGAGAACGGACCGTACGGTATCGAGAAGGTAATCCAGGGTGCTAGAACAGAATCGGTCCCCCTCGGGGAACTGAAGAAGCTGGCCTCAGAGCGCCTTCTCATCTTCGACCAGGAACTCATGTCATTCACTATGGGTAACTGCGTCACTCTTGAGGATACCAACGGAAACCGAAAGCTGCTGAAGAAACGCTCGGAAGAGAAGATCGACTCAGTAGCTGCTCTGATGGATGCCTTCGTGGCATACAAGATCAACAAGGAGGCATTCGAATGAGCGAGGAGGTGAAATGGGTCTTAGTGATCGACTAGCTCACGCATGGAATGCGTTTTCAAAATCCCCAGATAAGAAGAACTTCACGCCGGAGTATGGTTCATGGACTTTCGGTAATCCAAATCTGAATTACCGTCCTGTCGTCGGCGACCAGACAATCGTCACGAGCATCTACAACCAGATTGCTATCGATGTGTCGAATGTTCCTATTCGACATGTCAAGACTGACGATAATGGTAACCTCAAGAGTTACTACCGTAGTTACCTTGATGACTGCCTGTCTCTGAGCGCCAACATTGACCAGACTGGCCAGGGGTTCTTCCAGGATTTGGTACTTACGCTCTTCGAAGAGGGCGCTGTAGCGATCGTTCCAGTAGATACAGATGTCAGCCCAGATTTGACTCAGGGCTACGACATCAAGTCTATGCGAGTCGGCACAATCCTGAACTGGTATCCTCGCCACGTTCGAATCGAGGTCTACAACGACCAGACTGGACAGCGAGAACAGCTGACTCTAGAGAAGGAGTTCGTCGCTATTGTGCAGAATCCTCTGTACAGTGTGATGAACGCTCCTAGCTCTACGCTACAGCGACTGACGCAGAAGCTGCATCTGCTCGATGCCATTGACAAGCAGTCTGGATCCGGTAAGCTGGACATCATCATTCAGCTTCCGTATGTCGTCAAGACTGAGCTCAAGAAGCAGCAGGCCGAGGCACGCCGTAAGGCGATTGAGGAACAGCTCGCAGGGTCTCAGTACGGTATCGCTTACACTGATGGTGCCGAGCGAATTACTCAGCTGAACCGACCTTCCGAGAACAACCTCATGAGCCAGATCCAGTGGCTCACTACGCAGCTGTACAACCAGCTCGGAATGACCGAGGATGTCTTCACCGGTAAGGCCGATGCTCGACAGATGCTGAACTACCAGAACCGAACGGTTCGTCCAGTTCTGAAAGCGATCACGGATGCCATCACCAGGACTTTCCTCACCAAGACTGCCAGAACGCAGAAGCAGCGGGTAATGGCGATCGAGGATCCGTTCCTTAACGTCCCGCTCGAGGAGATGTCCAAGCTGGTCGACTCCGTCAAGCGAAACGAGATTGGTACCGCCAATGAACTTCGCCCGAAGTTCGGCTGGGCCCAGTCCGAAGACGAGACGGCAAACCAGTTGGTGAACTCCAACATCAATCCGATGGGCGAGGAACAGCCGCCTGGCGAAGAGCCGGTCGACGAAGTCCCTGCATCGGAGGTACCAATTTCCGAACTGATGGAGAGTAGTCAAAATGGCAGTTAAGTGCGATTTCTCTGGCTACGCCACGAAGAACGATGTTCGGTGCTCGGATAACAAGGTCATCCGACACGGGGCATTCGCGGCGTACGACGGGAAGACTGTACCTCTGGTCTGGCAGCACAAGCACGGAGACGTTGAGAACGTCCTTGGGCATGCCGACCTGGAGGTTCGTGAGGATGGCGTCTACGCCTACGCCCATCTGAATAACACCGATCGTGGCCGGACCGCTCGAGAGATGGTCAAGAACGGCGACATCAAGGCGATGAGCATCTATGCCACCCATGTTCGGGCTCGGGGCAATGACGTTGTCCACGGCGAGCTCGTCGAGGTGAGCCTAGTGCTCCGCGGCGCTAATCCTGGTGCCCTCATCGACCAGGTCTCCATCGAGCATGGTGACGACGGTGATGAGTTTGAGGCTGTCATCTATACGGATGCACAGCTGGACTTCGTCTCGCACGGTGATGACGTCGAGGACGAGGATGAGGACTTCGAAGCGGAGGAGACGGACGACGTCGAGCACGCTGAGGAGGAGCCGGAGGCCGATGAGGCTGAGGGCGACGAGGATGACCCCACGCTCGGGGAGATCTTCGAGGGAATGACTGAGGAGCAGAAGACGGCGGTCTACGCCATCGTTGGACAGCTCGTCGATTCCGTAGATGAAGAGGCGGAGGAGTCTGAGACCGAAGAGGCTGAGGACACCGCCCATTCCGACACAACTGAGGATACTATGGCTCACAAGAACGTGTTTGAGGGCTCCGCTACCACCGAGGAGCTCCCCGTCCTGACTCACGCCCAGGTCGAGACCATCTTCGAGGACGCTCGCTCCAGCGGCTCCCTGAAGCAGGCCATCCTGGCCCACGCCGACGCTTACGGCATCAAGCAGATCGAGACCCTCTTCCCCGAGGCCAAGGATCTGTGGAACCAGCCGGAGTTCATCAAGCGCAAGACCGATTGGGTTAACTCCGTCGTCGGCGCTGCCAAGCACTCGCCCTTCTCCCGCATTCGCACTCGCTTCGCCGACATCACCGCCGACGAGGCCCGTGCCCGGGGTTACATCAAGGGCAATAAGAAGGAAGACGAGGTCTTCACGTTGCTGCAGCGTGTTACCTCGCCGACCACCATCTACAAGAAGCAGCGCCTTGACCGGGATGACATTCTGGACATCACTGACTTTGATGTCGTCTCCTACATCCGCGGCGAGATGAAGATCATGCTGGAGGAGGAGCTCGGTCGGGCCGTCCTCATCGGCGACGGTCGTCAGGCTTCCTCCAAGGACAAGATCAAGGAGGACTGCATCCGCCCGATCTACAAGGAGGACAGCCTCTACGCTCCTCGTGTCATCCTGGCTAAGGAGACCACCACCGAGGACGTCCTGGACTCCATCGTCCGCGCTATGGACGACTACGACGGCGCTGGCAACCCCACCTGGTTCGCCGAGCCGCACATGGTCACCGAGATCCTGCTGCTCAAGGACAAGATGGGTCACCGTCTGTTCCGCAGCGTCTCCGAGCTGGCCGACTACGTCGGTGTCTCGAAGATCGTCAAGGTCCCGCTCATGAAGGGCCTGCAGCGTTCCTCCGCCAAGAACGGTACTGTCGACGCCCTCGGTATCATCGTCAACATGTCCGATTACACCATTGGTGCAGACAAGGGTGGGCAGCTCTTCGCTGCCGAGGACTTCGACATCAGCTTCAACCAGTACCACTACCTGCTGGAGACCCGTCTCTCCGGTGCGCTGACTCACCCGAAGTCGGCCATCATCGTTGAGCGGAAGACCGAGGCTGGTAACGTCGTCGCTGAGCCGTGATGACTGATGGCCAAATTCTTCGGTGAGATAGGATTTGCTACACAGGTCCAGACCGAGCCGGGAATTTGGGAAGACAAAATCATCGAGAAGCAGTACTATGGCGATGTGTTTCGTGAAGCACGCCGCTTTGGTAGCAGCGATGAGATTCTGGGGAGTATTAATCTCAGCAACCAGATCAGCATTATCGCTGACGGGTTTTTAACGGATAATATCCAGAATCTCAAGTACGTTCGCTGGATGGGGGGACTTTGGAAAATCTCCTACGTGGAGCTGAAGTTCCCCCGTCTGGTTCTCGAGTTGACGGGGGTGCATAATGGACCGACGCCTAGCTCTCCATGAGAAGCTGGTAGAGATCCTCGGGTCGGACAAGGTCTATTACCAACCGCTCCCATCATTGAAGCTCTCGTATCCGTGCATCGTATACGAGCGGCATCCGGGTGATCCGATGTACGCGGACAACCTCAAGTATATCAAAGCAAACCGGTTCCAGGTTACTCTGATTGCCCGGCATCCCGAGGACCCGACACGAACGAAGATCGAGGACCTTTTGTTCAGCCGCCATGAGTCTAGACTCGTAGCGGACAACCTCTATCACGACATCTTCGACGTCTACTATTAGGAGTTAACATGGCTGCACTTGTCTGGGACAAGACTGGTGAGCGCCGTATTGAGACTGGTGTCGACCACTGTGCACTCTATGTGTACGACCCGGCTCAGAAGACGTACGGCAAGGGCGTTGCTTGGAATGGTATTACCGCCATCTCCGAGAAGCCCGAGGGCGCTGAGGCTACTGACCTCTACGCCGACAACATTCTGTACCTCTCGATGCTCTCGGCTGAGAAGCTGAAGGCCACAATTGAGGCCTACACCTACCCCGATGAGTTCGAGCAGTGTGACGGTTCCGCCACGCTGACGAAGGGCGTCAAGATCGGTCAGCAGGACCGACTGGCTTTCGGTCTCGTCTACCGCACCAAGATCGGTGACGACGTGGCTGGTCAGGACAAGGGCTACAAGCTCCACATCCTGTACGGCTGCAAGGCTTCTCCTTCCGAGAAGGGCTACAAGACCGTCAACGACTCTCCCGAGGCGATCTCCTTCTCCTGGGAGCTGTCCACCACTCCGGTCAACGTGTCCGGTGCCAAGCCCACCTCGCTGCTGACCATCTCGTCTCTCGATGTCGACGCCGGTAAGCTGAAGACCCTTGAGGCCAAGCTGTTCGGTTCCGACGCTCAGGGCGGAGGCGGGGCTCTCGAGCCCAAGCTCCTCCTGCCGGACGAGATCAAGGCGCACTTCGCAGGCTGATATACCACACCGGGGGCTCAGAGACCTAGACTCCTGGGCCCTCGGTGCCTGCAATGCTTATAGTTTCTATCCCGGATCTCGACGGGTTTGACGAGGAGACAGGCACCTTTGTCTCTATGCCTGGCGGAGTCCTACACCTGGAGCACAACCTGGTCTCGCTGTCAAAATGGGAGTCAATCACCCATAAGCATCTCATCGGTAACGACAAAGTTACCCCTGAGGAGATGTCCCTCTACATCAAGTGTATGATCACTGATGAGGAGTATGACCCGTCGCTCCTGGATAGGATCCCCCCATCTGAGGTCGATCGTATTAGTGCCTACATGGCGGACACGATGACCGCAACAACCATCCGTGAAACGGGTGGAGAGTCTGGATCCGGTGAGTACACATCCTCCGAACTAATCTATTACTGGATGATCGCTTGCCAGATCCCTTTCGAGTGTGAGACATGGCACATCAACCGACTACTCACACTCATTCGGGTCTGCAACCAAAAGAACCAGCCCGATAAGAAGATGTCCCAGTCCGAGATTATGGAACGGAACCGGGAACTCAACAGAGCCAGGCGAGCTAAGCTTGGTTCGAAGGGATAACAATGATCAGTCACGAAGACATTCCCGAGGAGGCGCTTGCTCCGCAGGCCCACATCGGAACTGATCCCATGGAAGACAAGGAGATTCACGTCTCCCAGACTACTGAGGTGATGAAGTGAGCGTCGCAGACAACGTACTCGCTCGTGCCGCAGCGAGGATTGGTTACTATGCACCAGACGACCCTCAGCCCGGATCCGAAGCTGGCCGATACTGGGCAGCTCGAACTGGTCAGCAGTGGCTTGCTGGACCGTCCGACTCTGTTTGGTGGTGCATGCTCTTCGTCAGCATGTGTCTGGACGAGTGCGGGCAGATTGACGCTATTGGAGGATTCTCCTTTAACACTGACTACACCGTCAACAAGGTCCGCCAGCACCCTGACGCTTACTTCGTATCGGTTTACGACGCCCGACCGGGCGATGTCGTCATCTACAACTGGGACGGCGGAGGCACGGACCACGTGGGCTTCGTCGAGAAGAACCTTGGCGGCGGCACGCTCCAGACGATTGAGGGGAACACCTCGTCTGGCAGCTATGGCTCTCAGTCTGCTGGGAACGGCGTTTGGCGGCGTGTCCGCAATCAGTCGATCGCTTATGTGATCCGGCCTGCGTATACTGACTCTCCGAGCAACACTGCTCCCGCTGGCCCTGCTGACATCCGTGCGCTGCAGCGTGCAGTCCGTGCGACCCCCGACAATGTCGCCGGGCCGAACACTCGGTCTCGCTGCTACGCTCTTGCCGCGGCTTCCGAGTGGGGCGGGAAGACCTTCCCCTTCGGCGTGGCCTTCACGCAGTCCGTGGTTGGCACCGAGCAGGATGGGATCTGGGGTGACGCCTCGGAGGAGGCTCACGACGCGACCGTCGAGGCCGTCCAGGCTGCAGTCGGCGCTGAGGTCGATGGCGTATACGGCGCCGAGACAAACACCAAGGTGAACGCCCTGCTCGACAGGGCCGAACAGCCGTAGGAGGCTCAAAATGGCAGCGCCATACTGTACTTTAACGGGAACTATTCCCGGAGGAGAGAATGGTCGGGCTCTTGTCCGAATCGTTCCTGACGTGAAGGGCGCTACGGCTACCGTTGAAGGTGCCGCAGTCTCAATGCGCGAGCACATGGTTCGGACAGACCAAGCTGGCGCTGTCAACATCGAGGTGCTGGCTCCGGGCGCTGGAGTAACCCCCTCTGGTGCCTGGACCCACACCATCTACATCGATTCCCCAAAGTTTGACATCGTCAAGCACGTTGCTCTGACTCAGGGTGGAACTATTGACATCATGTCCGCCGAACCCACATCAGAGATCTCACCACTTCCGTTCGGCGGTGGCGGTGGCGGAGGGGCTGGTTCGCCTGGCCCAATCGGCCCTCGAGGACCCAAGGGCGATGCTGGTCCCGCTGGTCCTCCCGGACCTAAGGGCGATGCCGGTGAGCGCGGACCTGCTGGACCGGAAGGCCCTCGAGGTCTTCAGGGTCCTCCTGGACCCGCTGGTGGCGGAGCTGGAGGAACCCCTGTACCTGGCCCCGAAGGACCTAGGGGGCCTGTTGGCCCTCCTGGACCTAAAGGTGACAATGGTCTTCCGGGCCCTACCGGACCTGCTGGTCCCGCCGGGGCAAATGGTCAACCAGGACCCAAGGGCGATAATGGTGCAGTTGGACCCGCTGGCCCTCCTGGACCGCAGGGTCCTCCCGGACCTGCTGGAGAGCGTGGCCCGGCCGGTCAGGATGCAGTCACCCCTCAGCTTGACAAGTATCTCACCAAGGACGAAGCAGCCAAGACCTACGGTGAGAAGGCAGATGTCGAAGACGCACTCCGACAGACGAACCCGTTTAAGAATGGTGCCAGGTACTACTCGCCAGTGACCTATTACTGGCCTGACTACTACCAGGACGGCAAGCCTGGGCAGTTCTCCAAGTGGGCTCAGACACTGAAGTTCCGTGACAACCTTGGATACGTCATACTTAACCGCAATAGCGGAGACTGGGAGGCGCAAGAGGTAGACTTCCAGAAGCAGGGCGAGCTGGCTCTCGGTGCCGGTGCCAAGAAGGTCTTGTTCTATATCAAGACTCAGTATGGCGCAGCGATTCATCCCGATGATGAGGCGAATCGGGGTATTCCCAATGCCGCCAAGTTCACCAAGGAATACATCCTTGAGCAGCTGAAGCGAGCCAAGCATTGGTATGGCGACCTGGTTCAGGGCGTCTTTCTTGATGAGGTCATCAACGGCTGGGACGCTCGTAAGGATCGGCTTCCGTGGTATAAGGATCTTATTGACACGATCCGCCGTGAGAACGGCCTGGACTTCGTGATCGCCATTAACACCGGATCCAACATCTCTCAGGAGGTGTGCGATCTGGACTTCGACGTGTGCATGATGTTCGAGGGTACGGCGACCAAGTTCCTCGAGGAGAACCCGGCTTCGCCGATCCTTCCGGATCATATGAAGGCCTATCCGTCCACTCGCTGGTGGGCAGTGGTTCACTCCGTCACCTCCGAGAACTACCAGAAGGTCTTTGATAAGGCGGACAACCTCGCGATCAGCCACCTCTATGTCACTGATGGCTTCCTCGTTGAGGATCCTCAAAATGGTGGCCAGTGGCACCCGGTCGGCAACCCTTACGAGAACCCTCCGGGAGCCGAGATCCGAGAGCTGATTATCCCGTGGCTCAAGGGGTACCTGAAGCTCAAGCTGAAGGTCGACAATCTCAAGATTCCCGAGGTTCCGAAGATGATTGTCCTCGGTCCCGATGATCCTGTACCGGCTGGGACTCCATCCGGGACGGTGATTGTTAGGCGGGCCAAGTAATGGCTAGCGTATTCCCAGTAATTGGAGCCTGGTGGGGAGGTAATGGCGCTCGAATAGGTGACGGGCGTCTGATCCGAAAGGGATCCAGCTCAACCCCATTCGAGAGTGCTGCCTATACCGTCGGCGATCGTAAGTGGACGGTCGAGATAACGTATACGGCGGATAGAGATACCCAGCTCGCCATGAGAGCGAACTGGTTCCAGGCAGGTAAGCAGAAGATCGATAAACAGGACTTCATCACCACCTGGAATATCCGGGGCGGTACTAATGCGGCGATAAAGTTCGACTTCGAGCTTCCAAATAACGCCTATCCAATGTGGACGCCATCCATTGCGGTTCCGGGTACGGCTCAAGACATTACTATCCATAACTTCAACGTCTATGAGACGCCTAAGCCAGGATTGCATGTCCATTTAGCTACTGGTAGCGGATCTGAGGCTAATGGTTTTGGTACTACTTCACTACGAAGTACCGGTGCTGAGATCGGCGACCTTATAGTTGTATTCTATGCTTCACAGTTTGGAGACACCAAAGCCAGACCTCCTGCTGGCTGGGATTTCCAATACAACCGTGACGCCGGTGGGCGATCTGGGTATGTAGCTGTAAAACGGGCTACAAAAGCTGATCTTGATGGCGACTTCAAGTTCAATAGTGATGTCGCCACCAATGCTAGAGAGAACTTTGTCTTATTCTCGATCGGCGGGGTATCCAAGTATAAGATACATACCTGGCAACCAGGTATTCCCACTCTCGATAAGACCAAGAAAAATCTAGTAGCCGTACAATATCACGCACCATCTTCTCGAGATGAACCAGTATGGTATCCCCCCGGTACCGACCCAATCGCTAGAGGCGGTAAACGTAACCGAGGATCCTCGTGGTCGATGACCATCGGAGCACTGGCTTCGTCAGTGAAGGATTCGTACGGCGCTAAGGCTTATGCCTGGGTAGAACTTGAGGAAGAGAATCCAGAACCTCCAGCCGTAGTCACTCCTGGTATAGAGATTACCGATTCGGGAAATTCCAATCCGGTATTCGTATATTGGAATGGGGAACTGCAGCCGTCTACCATGCGTGCCGTACCAAGAGGATACTCCGATATACACACCATGATAGACACTCGCGGCTTCCTGATCGCCCACAGAGGAGGATCCGTCAGCTGGCCTGAGGCCTCGATCCGGGCATATACAAACGCGGTTATGTTCGGAGCAGGGGCTTTGGAGGTCTCATGTCAGAAGACGAAGGATGGAGTCTGGTTCCTGAACCACGATCGCACCCTCCAGCGTGTGGATAAGACGGCTCCAGATACCCCCGTCACCGAGATGACATGGGCGGAGATCCAGAAGTTCACCACTATGGGCGAGCCCTTCATGACGGTTGAGGAGTACTTCGCAGCATATGGCTCGAGTCATATTACAGTACTCGATCCTAAGTATTCCGCGGTTCAGTGGGAGGAGCTGAAGAAGTTCTTCCCTTCTGATGCCCACGGTCGAATCATCTGGAAGTTCTCCATCGACGCCGGATGGCTGGCTAATCAGTGGAAGGCGGATGGTTGGAAGTGCTGGGGATACTCGTATCCAGATCAGGTAACTGATGGTCGGATCAACGAGTGGCACAAGCCATGGGACTACATCGGTATGTCCTTCGATGCCAGCGATGAGGTTTGGAACCGAACTACCGGACTCGGCAAGCCGGTATGGGGGCACATCTGCCCAACCCGAGACGCCTATGACCAGGCTATGGCCAAGGGCGCCATCGGATGCATGGTCTCCGGAGTGGCCAATATTTACTCCGAATCTCTAGTCTAGGAGAATCATGATTACGATCGAGAGTCAGGGAGACTGGAAACTCACCAGGAATTGGTTTGACAGAATGACGAAGTTAGACCTGGCTCTGATCATGAATCAGTTCGGCAAGGAGGGGGTTTCTGCTCTAAAGGCGGCGACCCCCTCCAGGTCGGGCGAGACGGCATCTAGCTGGAACTACGAAGTCACGAGAACTGGCGAGAACTGGAAGATCACCTGGACAAACTCACATGTAAACAACGGCGTAAACATCGCCGTCATCTTGCAATATGGTCACGGTACTCGTAATGGCGGGTATGTCGTTGGCCGAGACTACATCAACCCCGCTATCAGGCCCGTATTCGACAAGATAGCGAAGAAGGCCTGGAAGGAGGTCACTAAGTAGTGGCAACTATTGACGAGCGGGTAGTCTCGCTCAAGATGAACAACAAGCAGTTCCTGTCTGCGATCAAGGAATCCGCATCCAGCATGGACCGACTCAAGGATTCCTTGAAGATGCAGGGGGCTGCAGATGGTCTCTCTCGTATTGGGGAGATCGCTAAGAACACCACCCTCGGTGATCTGGCCACCAAGGCTCTCGACATCGGTAAGAACATGACCGTCATGCAGGGTCTTGCTGTCACCGCATTCGGTGGAATTGGTGTCGCGGCTCTTAATGCTGGTCGAAGCGTGGTCTCTGGTTTCATCGGAACCATCAAAGATGGCTTTAATGAGTATGAGCTCAAAATGAGAGCCATTCAGACCATTATGGCCAACACGGTTGAGAAGGGGACCACCCTCGGTGAGGTTAAGACCTCTCTGGCCGAGCTGAACACCTATGCCGATAAGACGGTATACAGCTTCAGCGACATGACTCACGCCATTGGTCTGTTCACCGCAGCTGGTGTCGATCTTCAGACCTCTGTAGCATCGATTAAGGGTCTGTCTAACCTCGCAGCAGCCTCGGGTTCGACCGCCCAGCAGACAGCCACTGCGTACACCCAGCTCTCACAGGCTATCGCGGCTGGTGCGGTTCACCTTCAGGACTGGAACTCACTAGTCCAGGCAGGTATGGGCGGTGAGTCATTCAGGAATGCTCTTATCGAGACCTCCCGAATGATGGGTACTGGCTACGATGAGGCCATTGCTAAAGACGGAAACTTCCGAGAGTCTCTCAAGGAAGACTGGCTTACTGCTCAGGTTATGACAACCACCCTTACCGCGCTAACAAATGACCTCTCTGAGGCACAACTTGTCGAGATGGGTTACTCTGAGGAGCAGGCGCATAAACTTAAGCAGTTTGCTCAGGGTGCCTTCGACGCCGCAACCAAGATCCGAACGTTTAGTCAGCTAGTTGACACCACTAAAGAAGCTATCGGCTCTGGGTGGGCAGAGACATTCGAAATTCTATTCGGTGACTTTGAAGAGGCATCGGTTCTATTCACGTCTATTGGCGACTGGCTCGGTGGCGTTATTAAGGCCAGCGCTGATGCGCGAAACGGATTCCTCCAGATGTGGAAGGATCTTGGAGGACGGGCATCCCTTGTTCAGGGTCTGGCCAATATCTTCTGGGCCATTGTCAAAGTTCTCGGACAGATCGGAACTGCCTTCCGACGAGTGTTCATGAATGCTAGCGCTGAAGGTCTTGTTCGCATCACCAAGGCCTTTGAGAACTTCACATCTAAGCTCATCATCACAAATAACTTCGCTGAGAAACTTGAGTGGACCTTTACTGGCGTATTCTCAGTATTCCACATCTTTGCTACTATTCTCGGTGAAGTTGCACAGGTTGTCTTTACCGTAGCGTCACACATCATACAGGCCCTGTTCCCGGCATTCACCGGGATCAATTCGGGTGTATTCCAGATTACGAAGGTCCTAGGTAAGGCGATCTACTGGTTTGACCAGTGGTTCACTAAGCTTGATCTCGGCGGGAAGATTCTAAAACTCCTTCTACCACCAATTGATCTAGTCGGCAAGGCCATCAAGTGGGTCTCTGACAAGATCCACGACTTCATCATGTGGATCGACTTCACAGGAAAGGTCAAGGGTGCCGGAGAGGGGCTTAAGAACCTCGCTTCGAAGTTCGGACTCGTCAAGGACGCTCTTAAGAACTCGGTAATTGGTCGAGAGTTCTCTGCCGCGATGGATTCCATCCACAGCGGAGTAGACAAGGCCAAGTCCAAGATCAACGAGTTCGCCGGAAGTGTCGGAGACAAGCTCAAAGCTAAGCTCATCTCGGGTAAGGCTGCTCTCTCTGACTATTTCAAGGGGTTCAACCTTGGAGATATGTCCTCTGCAGAGGCTATTGTCGCTTCTCTAGGTACAAAATTCGATGAGCTCGGTCAGAAACTCAAGATCTCCGAGAAGGTACAGTGGCTCAAGGAGAAGCTAGTCGAACTGAAGGACGCCCTTGTCGATACCTGGAACACTATTCAAAATAGTAGTGTTTGGGACCACCTTGGGAAGGCCTTCTCAGACATCGGCGGTAAAGTCAAGGAAGTAGCGGTCTCATTCCGCGACTGGGTTAATGGTCACGGTGAGGTCAAGGCTAAGGCTAAGGAGGCAGCAGGTGCCGTATCTGAGGTTGGTACTGCTGCAGCCCAGGCTGCCAAGGAAACCGGCCAAGCGGCTAAGGAGAACTTCCTTAAGAAATGGTTCGAGGACATCGAACAGGTCGCTCGAGCCGTCCACCTTCCGGAACTCTTCGACACTATCAAGCAGAAGTTCGTCGAGTTCAAGGACTTCGTGGTAAACACCTTCGCCCCCAAGGTGAAGGAAGGTGCTAAGAACGCATTCGGCTCTATCGGTACCGCGATGAGTCAGGCAAACTCCAATCTCAAGTCCTATGACATGGGTAAGATCCTTGTCGGGGCTATTGGCGGTGGAGTACTTATTGCCTTTACTCGATGGATCAACTCATTCAAAGAGAACTTCGACAAGATCGGAAATGTCGCTGACAAGCTCGGTAACGTCTTCGACAAGCTCGGCGGAGTCCTCGAGGCATTCGAGCAGAAGGTTAAAGCCAAAGCCCTTCTGACGATCGCAATTGCTCTCGGTGTTCTTGCCGGGGCGCTGATCCTAATGTCTCTTGTTCCGGCCCCGAAGCTTCTCGTCACCCTGGCTGTCCTGAAGTACCTCTTCAAGATGATGGATGACATGCTTGAGTCTATGACCAAGATGGTGGCATTCAAGAATGACAGCGTTCGTATTGTGACTATGCTCATCGCTATGGGCGCAGCCATGATCTTGATGGCGACAGCTGTCAGAATTCTTGCCGGAATGGACCTCAAGGGCGCCGTGGTCGGTCTTGCTGCTATGAAGATCCTGATGATGACCATGCAGGAGTTCATGACCAAGATGGCCGCCACCAAGGGAGTTGAGAAGGGCGCTGGAATCCTTCTTGCTCTCGCGGCATCCTGCGTCGTTCTATCTCTAGCAGTATACACTCTTGGATCCATGGATACCGGCAAGGCTATCCAGGGAGTCATTACCCTCGCAGCAATCGTGGCTATCCTATCTGGATTCATGATGGTTGTAAGTAAGGACCCCTTTATGGGTAAGGGCGCGGCGATCCTTCTGTCGCTAGCTGTCTCGTGTAACATCCTTGTAGCTGCTATTTGGATGCTTGGGACAATGGATACCGGTAAGCTCCTCCAGGGCGTTATTGCTCTTGGGGTCATCATCCTCGAGCTGTCAGTAGCAATGGCTGTCGCTGGTCGAGCTAATGCCCGTGGTGCTGCTGCGATTATTGCCATGTCAGCAGCGGTCTTAGTCCTTACTGGGGCAGTCGCAATCCTTGGTAACATGGATATCATGACTCTGGCTAAGGGTCTAATTGCCCTGGCGGCAGGTCTTGCTATCCTCGCCATCTCGATGGCTGCGGCGGACGCCTTCAAGACAGGCGCCATTGCCCTGGGTATTGCGTCGATTGCATTCTTGGCCCTGGCTTCAGCAATGAAGACCCTATCCGGAATCACCTGGACTCAGCTAGCTATTGGGCTGATTGCTCTTGCTGGCGGTATGCTGATCCTGGTGGCTGCCGCGGCTGGTGCTCAGTACTTCGCAGTGGGTATGATCGTACTCACCGCGGCCCTACTTGCGCTAGGCCTGGCCCTACTTCCGATCTCGATCGGTATGGCGGCCTTTGCAGCCGTGCTTGGTATCGCGGCCACAACTGGTGCGGCAGCATTCCTCGTCCTGACCGAGGGGCTGAAGCAGCTTGCGGCGATTCTACCCCAGGTGGCGATCGATGTGGCCACAGCTATTGCCAACTTCATCATCACACTAGGAGCAAAGGCCCCTGAGCTGGCGGTGGCCATGGCAGCATTGCTTGGAGCGATCATCTATGCCATTAATGCCAACATCCCTGGCATTGTCGCAACGTTGTTCATCCTGATCCAGGCGATGCTCACTGAGCTGGCTAACCATGCCTACGAGTTCGGCGAAAAGGGCGCCACGATCCTGGCAAACTTCCTGAACGGAATTGCTGACAACATCGGCAAGGTCATTGACGCTGCCACCAACGTAATCCTCAACTTCCTTGATGGAATTGCTAGGAATGGTCCGAAGATCATTGACAAGGGTATGTGGACGGTCCTCAAGCTTCTTGAAGGTGTTCGCGATGCTATTAACAAGTACGCTCCTCGTTTCAACAAGGTTGGTCGAGAGATTGCTTGGGCTATTGTCGACGGTATGACCAACGGTCTCGCATCCAAGGCCTGGAGCTTCGGTGAGTCTATGCTGAACGTAGCCAAGAATGGATACAACAAGGTCAAGAGCTACTTCAAGATCCACTCTCCTTCTCGACTGATGATGGAACTTGGAGGATATGTCGGTGAGGGTCTTGCTATAGGTATCGAGGATACTGGTGATCGTGTTGCTGATGCCGGCGGTAGTATGGCTGGCGCAGCTTACGACGCTATGTCAAAGGCGCTCGACGGAGTAAACGAACTCATCGAGGATGACCCGTCCTTCAAGCCGGAAATCAAGCCTATTCTGGACCTCACCGAGATGCAGAAGCAGGCCAAGGGAATCAACAACTTCCTTCCCGCCATCGGAGTCACGGCCCAGGCTGCTAATGCTGCTCGGCCCGCTGCTCCGATCGCAGTTGACAATTCTGACAAGAATAGTCAAAATGGTGTTACAAACATCACCTTCAACCAGACCAACAACTCGCCTGAGGCGCTGGATGCGGCTACTATCTACCGCAACACCAACACTCAGCTTGCTATGGCAAAGGACAAGTTGACACTATGATCTCAGAGATCTCGTCCACGACAAAGTCGGGGGATCGTCTAACCATCGACATCACGAACCCCTACGAGTCGGGGGTCGCGGTCAAGGAGATTACTGGTCTGGGGCCAGTAAAGGCGGACATCAGCACTGATGGATTCGCCCTGCTGGACGGAGCGTTCCTTAAGGGGATCAGGGTTGGTACTCGTACTGTGGTACTGACTCTGATCCCCTGGGGGACCGATATTCAGGAACTCCGACTCAAGACTTACTCCTACTTCGGAGTCGGGGAGACCATTACTCTCGGTGTGACAACCGACTGGCTTAACGTACACTCAGACTTCATCGTCGAGTCCGTCGAGCCGAACATTTTCTCTGAGCGGCAGGAGATCCAGGTCTCCCTTCTTGGGCTGGACCCGTATTGGAAGTCCTCCGCTACTCAGATCCAGAAGGTTGTGGGCTTCAATGACAACACACCCACCTTCGAGTTCCCGTTCTTCTCACAGGACAACCACAAGCTCAAGTTCGGTGACATGACCAACTCCTCGGGTAAGGATATCCGATACCTTGGTGACTACCCTGCTGGTGTCACGATCACCGTCGAGTTCCTCGGTACGGTTAGCAACCTTATCCTGAGCAACACAACTTTCAACGAAACAATGTCCATCTCTCGAGCTGGTAACTTCTATGCTGGAGAGAGCATTGTTGTGGATACTCGTCCTGGTAAGAAGTCGATCACTCACCAGGCTCGAGGAAGGAAGTCCTACATCACTGGCGTTCTGGCGCCAGGTAGTACCTGGATTCAGATGCATCCGGGAATCAACACGATCGCCCTTCAGTATGCTGGAGGCGTTGACGACGTGAACGTCTCTATGGAATACGATACACTTTATAGGGGGATCTAATGCAGCTGTTCTTCGCGTTCCTACACAACTACAACTCGTGGATTGAGGTTCCGAACAACTTCTATTCCCTCAACTGGACCGAGCGGGCCTACGACTACGGTCAGTTCGAGCTTCAGCTCTACTCGGATCAGCCGGGGTATGAGTACAGTCTTGGAAACCTGTTCATCCGAGACGACACGGATACCGCCATGGTCATCGAGACTGCTACGGTTAAGCAGGAGGATGACGGTGTCTACCTCCACAAGTATACCGGTCGCTCTCTCGAGTCGATGTTTGAGTGGAGAGTCTTACCTCACCGGCAGTGGATTGAGCCCGACAAAAATGGCCAGTTCAATGCGCAGATGACTGCTGAAAACTTGGCCCATGCTCATCTTGGTAAGGATGCGGAAGCTGCTCGTAGGATCGATAACTTCAACTTCCACCGAGAAACTCGAGTGTCACAGATGGCCTACGTCAACGACACGGGCCAGAAGATCCAGGACGGGAAGTGGATCATCTATGACCGAGCGCCTATCGCTGAGATGTTCAAGAACGTCTTGTCTGCGTGCAAGCCGAACGGATATTCTCTCTTCTACAAGATCAAGCTCAAGAACCAGGGTATTCACTGTTACGTAACTGCGCCGCATCTTATCAACACGATTACACTTGCTCAGGAGAATGACAACTTCTCCGACTTCGAGTCGGTGGACTCTATTGTCGATAAGAAGAGTACGATCTATGAGGTCTGGGATTCCGGCGATGTGGATCTGAAATGGATTGCTGACGGTAGTACGCACACTCGGGCACACACACTGCGGTCTGAGAATCCAATTACTCGACGAGAAGTCTTGTGGGATAATACTCAGGTCCACAAGCCCTACTCGATCAAGGACTGGAAAGCGCTTACCGATCTTCAGCGGAAGCATATCACCTCTCTGAGCGAGGTGTGGTATCCCTTCTGGGTTCTGGACGCTATGTTCCCGAAGTATACCCCACTCAAGATGATCTCGGGTAAGATCAACAGCTTCTCCAATGTTGAGTACCGTACTGGGTTCGATGTAGGAGATATCTTCTACTACGTCCCCTCGGGCAGCAACGCAGAGCCAATTGAGTGCCAGCTGACTGAGATGACTGAGTCTTGGTCCAGTAGTGGGTTCTCTCGGGTTCCCACTATCTCAATGTCGTCTCGTACCAAGTGGAATGGTGACGGCTTCCGTATTGACTTCACTCGCGGTGGCCCCGGAGAGGTCATTGCTCCTCGAGAAAGGGATTAATGCATGGCCATTTCTAGTGGTTTCTACAACTCGGTGAATGGTGACCGTACGTATGATGCGGACCAGTTTGGTTCACTCTTCGACGGCATCATCGCACCGGGCGTCTTCCCGAACGTGGGAGACAAGTTCCGAGTCCGCCCCACTAACAACGGTATGTCGGTGTATGTCGGTGCAGGTAAGGCCTGGCTGAACAACCGATGGGTTGAGAACTCTGGCGATGAGACGGTCGCGATCACTGGTTCTCACGCAACGCTTGACCGAATCGATCTCGTATGCATTGAGGTTGACCGATCTAAGGCTGTCCGCAGTGCTAAGATCAAGGTGGTACAGGGTACCCCTGCGGTTACCCCTCTGATCCCGAATGTCGGTGACAGCGGTGACCGACAGACCTTTGCTCTGGCACAGATCAAGGTTATCAAGAACTCTCGACAGATTGTCGCCGAGAACATCATCAACCTTGTGGGTAGTGCTCGCACTCCTTATGTTCGCGGCCCTCTCGAGACGATCAACCTGGACTCCCTTCAGGCTAAGCTCCAGGGCGAGTTCAATACCTGGTTTGACTCGGTTCGAGATGCCCTGGCTAATGCTGGTGGTAACACCTCGACTGATGTTGCCAACCTCAAGGTTAGTGACAAGAACCAGAACGATCGTATTCAGGCCGTTGAGGGCCGAGTTGCTGGTACCGAGCTCAAGATAACCCAGATCAACGAGAAGTTCACCAACTCGGGGTCGGTTTACGGGATGCTGAATGACTCGAACGTCGGCGTCCACAACTCGATCTACCGAGGAGCCTCTCTTGGTAACTCGGTGACCCCGTACCTCCAGGCGATTCGAAGTGGATCGTTCTCAGGTATGTATCTCGGTGACTACTGGACATATTCTGGTGTTACTTGGCGAATCGTTGCGTTCAACTACTTCATGAACATTGGTGAGCCGCCATTCCGCCAGAACCATATTATCGTGGTCCCGGACCGGTCCCTGTTCCGAGAGGCTTGGTCCACCACTATCCCGGATCAGCGCTCGTACGTCGACTCGACGCTCAACCAGTCCACCATGACCCAGGCCAGTCGTATGGCTGAGTCCCTGTTCAATAGGTCAAACATGGTCGGTGTCTGGACTCGAGTTGCTACCGGGTATGATGGGAACGGCGCAGTCAGGGACTGGCGCTGGTACAACCCGCACATCAATATCATGGATGAGGCCATGCTCTGGGGATCGTCTATCTTCAATGACACGCTCTCTCGAGGCATGCACCACAACCAGTTCCCCGCCTTCAGGCTCAACCCCGCCCTTGTTAACATTGAGGAGGAATACTGGCTTCGTGAGCGCGCTTCTGCTCAGACTGCGGTCTACATGAAGTCCACTGGCCAGTTCTCTCACGCCCCGATTAACTACTCCCTCGGGGTCCGTCCCTATCTAGCGATCGGTTAACATGCAGCACTTCGGATTCAACCCTCTGCTTGATATCGTTCTTGCGATATTCTTGTCAGTACTGGGATCTTCCGGGATGTGGGCTTGGATCATGAAGCGCAGTGAGCGGAAGTCCGCCACATCAAGGCTTCTGCTCGGAATGGCCCATGACCGGATTGTATATGTCGGGAAGACATATCTTCATCGGGGATTTCTCACCCTCGACGAGTATGAAGACTTCATGAAGTATCTCGTAGAGCCCTATTCCGAGTTCGGGGGGAATGGGCTTGCTGAGAAGATAGTGAATGAGGTCAAGAATCTTCCCGTAGTCCCCACCCCTAGACCCCCGGCAAAGAGGAAAACCAATGGCTAAGCACCTTCAGGAGAGCAAGTTGAACAACAAGTCCTACGACGTCCTCAAGTGGGTTGCGCTGGTCGCCCTTCCGGCTACCTCTGCGCTCTATCTCACGCTGGCGGCTCTGTGGCACCTGCCTCACCCGACTGAGGTTGCGGGCACCATCGCTGCGATCGACACCTTCCTGGGTGTGCTTCTCGGCGTGAGCTCCAACAAGTATCAGGGCACCCAGCCCTCCGGCGCCCTTCACGTGTCCGAGGACCAGGGGATCCACGCCACCTTCGACCAGGGCGTCGCCGAGATGCTCCGGAATGGGAAGGTGACGCTGGACGTCAAGCAGGTCTAAGCGAGAAAAACCTGCTCTATAATGAACCCCTAGAAAGGAGCCCATCCATGAAGAACCCTGACCCCATTCAGCAGACAATTGAAGCTGCTCTGAAGGAGGCCGAGCTTCACGATCCATCTAGTGAGGACTACACCACAATTGCTCGAAATGTCGAGACTCTTGCAAAAGCCAAAGCCCTTGGCGAGAGCAAGAAGCTCAGCAAAGATGCAATTCTCGGTGCAGTCACCTCCATGGCAGGTATCGTAGCCGTCCTCCAGTACGAGCGACTTGCAGTCGTCAGCTCGAAGGCGTTCGGTTTGATCATGAAGGTTAAACCCTTCTGAGATTCGCCTGGCCCCCTGTGCTATACGCATGGGGGGCTGGGCTTATCTTTTTTTTTCGCGTAGAAAACGGGCTCTATATTGAAACCCGTCATAGAAAGGACACTCTCATGAACCTCTCTCCCGCCGCTGCACAGGCCGCCCTCGACTACGCCGAGGAGCTTGCTGCTACTGGACTGAGCTCTGAGCAGTACGACCACTACTACCTCTGACACAGTTCTAGATCCCGCCATGGGATCTAGGCTTATCTTTTTTTTTGCCTGGTCACTCTAGTCGCATGAGTCGCAGGATTAACACACCGTATATTGAAGACCCTTAGAAAGGAAACACAATGACCACCCTCCTCGCTCTTGTCATCGCCCCCTTCGTCGTCATCGGCACCCTGCTGATTGTCGCCGAGATGGTTGGCAAGAAGAAGACCTGGAACTTCTGATCCTACCACCTTCCAGCCAAAGATCCCGCCATGGGATCTAGGCTTATCTTTTTTTTTTTCGCAGGATAAACCCGCCCTATATTGAAGATCCTACGAAAGGAAAGACCATGCTCTACATCGCCCTCTGCCTCGTTACCATCCTCAGCATCTTCTTCGCCGTTGCTCACGAAGAGCAGAAGCACACCGCCTACACCCTTCGGGCTCGTGTGTGGAAGCTCGAGAACGAGAACGCGAAGCTGCGTGCTGAGACGATGACCGACGAAGAGTGGGACGCGATGGTGGAACAGGCTCTCGCCAACATCCACTGATCCCAACCCTATACCCCTGACAAGGGGTATAGTCTTTCCGCGAGAAAAACCATGCCTTATATGAGACCCCTCTATTTGAAAGGAAACCCTCATGACTGAGACCACCGACACCCCCGTTGAGACCAACGAGAAGATCGTCGAGTTCAAGTTCAACAAGGACGCTGTCCTGCCCGCTATCAAGCGCAACTCCAAGAAGTTGATTGCTGGCGCCGCTGTATTCGCAGCCGGTACCGCTCTCACCCTCATGGCGTTCCGCTCGGTTCCGGACACGGACGAGCCCGAAGAGCTTGAGCACGACGACCTCGATGAGCTCGACGAGATCGAAGCCTCTGAAGAGACCGACTGAGACCTCACCTATATCCCGACCTGGGATATAGGCTTTTTTCTAAGGAGTACACATGGAATTCGGACAATGGCTTGGTATCTACGGTTTGCTCCTGCTTATCTGGCTCGAGCTTCGGGATATTCGGAAAAAGATGTAATAGTCCGCGAGAAAAACCGGTCCTATATTGAAACCCCTCCGTTTGAAAGGACCACTCATGACCCGCATCATCGTTTCTGTCATCAAGAGCGCTGTTTTCATCCTCGGAATTGTTCTCGCCTCCTGCTTTATTGGCAGGGGTGCGAACTCCCGGATGAAGCACGTTGTTGGTGTTCAGCAGCGCTTCATCGCGCGCCGTGATCGTAAGATCAACCGCTGGTAATTCAGCACTATACCCCGACTTGGGGTATAGGCTTTTCCTCGAGAAAGGAGCACACATGTTCGAGGAACCACCGATCTACTATATTCTCATCAGTCTCATCTTCCTGATCGTCTTCGGCGCAATCAGCTTCGCAACCTGGCTTGTGTGGCTGACGAACGTGGCATTCTTTGTCAAGTTGGTCATCACCGCAATCGGAGTGCTGTTTGCGGCAATGACAGTTATCCTCTACACGATCTCGGCGGATTGATATGTTAGTCGTACTTCTCGGTCCAAGTTGTTCAGGCAAGTCTACATTCCAGAAGGAGCTGGTTGAGAATGAGGGATACCATGCAGTCCGCACTGCAACGACCCGACCTAAGCGTGTGGGAGAAGACCTATCTTCCTACTACTTCCTCAAAGATCAAAGCTTTGCTGAATGGGAGGTACGGGGTGACCTCCTTTGCGTCGAGACCTTCCGAGGCTGGCGGTACGGGGTACCACGTGACGAGATTACCAGGAGGAGAGACCGCCCTAATCGAGTTGTCATCCTCACACCCGGAGGTGTCATGGAACTCCTATCACGACACCCCAACATTATCACAGCCGATGCGCTGTCCATCCTATACCTTGGCGTCGATGGAGCAACCGGAGAAGCACGAGCCTGCAAGCGAGGAGATTCTCGACGAGAATACCTTAGACGTATGGCGGCGGACTCCATCGATTTCCGGCACTACCCTCGGGAAAATGGTGTTTGGGAGTTTACGCCGGATTACATCCTGGATTGTATCAACAATCCGCAGAACTACAAACTGAAGCCGCGTCTTAAGCGAGTCGAAAGGAAGCACAAGTGAGCATCATCTGGTGGACCCTGTATATTCTCGGGGCGATTACGGTTGTTATCGTATGGCTCAATCTCATCACACTCTTTATTCGGGTGTGTACCTATATCTTCAAGTCGGAGTGGTGTAAGGTCAAGGTTATTCAAGGACCTCCTGGGCCTAAGGGTGAGCCGGGGGAACGAGGTCCTCGTGGATATGACGGAGAGCAGGGCCCTCGAGGGGACTTTGTTATCACGTCTGATCTTCGTCGAGAGATTGACCGGACCATCAAGCAGCAGGGAGTCCTAACTCGTAAGGACATCGAGTCTCTAATCCGTATGGAGGTTGCGGCTCACCTCAGCAAGCTCGAGATCTCTCGCACGACATATCCCGGTATCGGTAAGGAAGAGACTAAGATCCAGATGAAGGAGGACAAGTGATCAATGCGAACGGTGTTACGCAATTCTTCAAGGCAAACGCTCCGGCTATTCTCACGGCCTCGGCATGCGTCGGGACCGTTGCTACCGCCGTACTCACAGCGAAGTCTACTACGCTCGCGGTTGAGAAGATCGCAGACTACTGTGAAGCCAATCTTCGCTCACCCGAGGACCTCTCGTGGAAGGAGAAGTTCGCAGTATCATATCGAGTATATATTCCCCCGGCCATCGCAGGCGTATGCACTCTGGTATCGATCATCGCGGCGAATCGTATTCAGTACTCTCGTGGAGCGGCGTTCGCACTGGCTTACACAGGTTCGGAGGCGGCGTTTAAGCGATATCGAGAAGCGGTGGCGGACGTGGTTAAGCCGAAGGACCGCGAGAAGATTAAGGCCCGCGTTGCAGAGAAATCGGTATCGGCAGCTGGTGAACCACATCCCGGAACTATTCTTGTGGCCGGGGGAGGGGACGTTCTCTGCTATGACATCTTCTCGGGGCGGTATTTCAAGTCCGACATCGAGTCAATCCGCCGAGTCGAGAACAACATTAATGGGCAGCTAAACCTTGAGTGCTACGCTTCCCTCAACGAGTTCTACAACGGCCTTGGACTTCCACCCATTGCAGCCGGTGAACTGGTTGGATGGTCAGAGCCGAACTCCCTCTCCGTCGAGTTTGGTTCTCAGCTCACTGAAAAGGGTGAGCCAGTACTTACGGTCGACTTTCTAGTCGCACCCAAGGAAAACTACTTCAAGATCAACTGAAAGGAAACACCACATGTTCTCTCACATCATCCGCGTCCGTGGTATCTTCGATGACGAGCCCACCACCAAGAAGCTCTACTTCCACATGTCTCGCCGTGAGATGTTTGACTTCATCAAGCGGTATGACAATGTGACCAACTTCGAGAAGTGGTTGCAGGCCGCTATCGACAATGAGGACCTGTACACCATGATGAAGTTCTTCGACGACCTCATCGGTACCTCGTATGGTGAGCGACAGGGCGAGCGCTTTGTCAAGTCCGAGCAGATTAAGGAGTCCTTCCTCAACTCGCCGGAGTACGAGGAGCTCTTCGACCAGCTCATGGACAACCCGGCTCTCGTTCGGGAGTTCTACAACGGCATCCTTCCTGAGAAGATCATGAAGCAGGTTCAGCAGGATCCCAAGTACAAGGAGCTCGACAACAAGCTCAAGGAGACTGAGCTCAACAACCTCTGATCCATATTTGGGGGCCCTGGAGAAATCTGGGGCCCCCACCTCCTTGAAAGGAGCCACCTTGGCTAACGCACCAATCCGACCGAACCTCCCATCTAACAGCAAGCTCCCTGAGCGCAAGAAGGTCGAGCAGGTCACCACTGCTACCGTCACAAAGAAGAAGTCTAGCTTCGGGACGAAGGCGGTCTCTGCTTTCGTCGGAGAGGATATCCACAATGTCGGCGAGTATCTACTCTACGATGTTACTATCCCTGCTATCAAGAACACACTCTCGGATCTGGTCAGTCAGGGCATCGAACGTCTCCTCTTCGGAGAGTCTTCTCCTCGAGCTCGCAGCTCGTCCGGGGGGTCCCGTGTCTCGTACGGATCATATTCTCGACCAGGCTCAGCACCAGGCAATCGCCGAGACGCTTCTCCTCGTACACGTCGATACCATGATTTCTCAGAAATCGAGCTCGAGTCCCGAGATGAAGCTTATCTCGTTATCGACCGACTTGGCGACATCATCGAGGAGTACGGTCTTGCCACCGTCGCCGACCTCTACGATCTCTGCGGTATCACTACCGAATACACTGACGAGAACTGGGGCTGGACTTCGGCCCGGTACATGTCGGTGATCCGTAGCCGTCGTGGCTACATGCTTCAGCTTCCGAAACCTGACCACATCAATGCACGATGAATCCTCAGCAAGTGCGGCTTGAGCTTATCGCCGCCTATCCATTCTCAGACAAATGGCGTCGCCGTGTTGAACGCATGGAAGACGACCAGGCAATCGCTATCTATCTTCGACTCAAGAAAGCAGGACGTATCAAATGAATCTCGGAATTGTCACCCGTCTCGCTGGACGCGCTGGACTGGTTCTCAGCAAGCACGCCCCCACCATCCTGACCGCCGCCGGTACCGTTGGCTTTATCGGGACCACAGTTCTCGCCTCTAAGGCCACGCTCAAGGTTGAGGAGACTCTGGCTGAGGAGACCGCTCTTCTCGTCAAGGTCCACGAGGCCCACGAGGACGGCAAGCTCACCGACAAGGATGCCACTCGGGACAAGGTTATTCTCTACACCCGAATGACCACCAAGCTGGCGAAGCTTTATGCTCCCGCCCTTATTCTCGGCGCCGCCTCGATTGCCTCTCTAGTGACTGGGCACGGCATCATGCTCAAGCGTAACGCCTCTCTGGCTGCGGCTTATGCCGCTGTCGACCAGGCATTCAAGACCTATAAGAAGAAGGTCGAGTCCAAGTTCGGCAAGGACGCGGTTATCGACGCGCTTGTGTCTGTCGCTGACGAGGACCTCACCAAGGACGAGATGACTCTCGAGGCCATTTCTGCTGTCGACAGTGTCTCGCCTTACGGCGTTATCTTCGACGACGAGAACATCAACTGGTCCGCTGACGAGGACCTGTCTATGCTGCACCTCAAGTGCCAGCAGCAGTACGCGAATGATATTCTTCAGACTCGTGGACACATCTTCCTCAACGAGGTCTACAAGATGCTCGGGTTCCCCCACACCCCTGCTGGTGCTGTGACCGGATGGGTCAAGGGTAACGGCGATGACTTCGTCGACTTCAACATCTTCGAGGGCACCTTCGAGGGCGAGGATAAGAACGGTCGTACTGTCACTAAGTGGGCGCTGGACTTCAACGTCGACGGCGTGATGTACGACAAGATCTGAGGTGCCATGTTTGAGAAGATCGCATATTTCGCAGCCGGAGCTGTCACTGGCGGCCTTGGCGTATATTTCATTCTTGCTCGCAAGTTCGAGCAGGACTTCCAGGAAGCCACAATCGAGATCAACAAGGAGCTTGCAGAAATTGCTGAAGCGAAGCACAAAGAGCGAGTGGGAGATGGCCCTGATTCAGAGGATCGCGAACCCAATCCTGAGCCGGTGGTACCGAGCGCTGCTGTGGACTACTCTCCGACTCCTGTGGAAGATCCCGACCAGGAAGAGGTAACCAAGCGCACTGTCAACCGCCAGCAGTTCGAGGCCCAGCGTATCACCGAGGAGGAGTACAGGGCTAAGGGTCACCAGGAGCATGTCGAGCTGACATATTATCTCGAGGATGATGTGTTTGCTGACAACCGTGGTGTCCCTCTTGCGAACACTGAGTGGTTTGACAACATCATCTCAGAGGTGTCTGCCTCTGACTCCATCATCTACGTCCGAAGCATGAGCCGCCACGCGGACTTCGAGATCACCATTCTCGACGAATCCTATGAGCACTCGGTTCTCGGAGTACAGCCGTATGAGGACGAGTAATGATCGAGGCAGCACCGGATAACTCATATTTTGAGTGGCTTGTGGATCGAACCGGGGATACTCGCAAGGCTGAGTGCCCCGAGAAGTCCTTCATGAGCCTGCTCGAGATCATGCACCAGACGCCGTTCCGGGTGACGATCCAGAACGACATCAACCGTGCACAGGATGGTATTGACCTTCGTAGGACGTTCATTCGAGAGAACAACGACGTGTCCTACGTCTGGCTTAACGAGCAGTCTTGCTCCATGCTTGAGATGTTCATCGCTTTGGCCGAGCGTATGGACATGATGCTCGAGGATGACGAAACACCATATTCTCTGGAATGGTACTTCTGGGAGATGGTGAAGAACTGTGGCCTCTACGACTACACGGATGAGGCCCTGTTCAACCCCCGCCACGAGGAGGAAGTCGACTCCATCCTTGAGCGGATCAACTCGCGGGACTACACCAAGATGGGACACGGATCCATGTTTCCTCTTCGTGCGATCCCGCTTCATGGCGCACGTGATATGCGGAAGGCTGAGCTCTGGGCCCAGATGAACGCCTACGCAAACGAGAACTATATGTAAGGAGCCTCATGGATTTCTACCGAATCTGCGAGCGTACCACAAAGAGTGGAAAGGTGGAAATCTACCCTGAGTTCCTCGTCGGTAGGTCGAGGGATATTCTCATTCAGGGACGAGACTTCCAGGCAATCTGGGATGAGGAGAAGGGGCTCTGGTCTACAGACGAGTTTGACGTCGCTACGTTTGTAGACCGGTCCCTCTTCGATCACCAGAAGAACCACAAGGGTCAGATCGAGACCGTTGTGAAACCGCTGTCTAACTACAGCAACGGACTATGGACCAGCTTCCAGACTTGGAAGTCCAGGCTCCCTGACAACGGGCAGGAGCTTAACGCTAAGCTTATATTTGCGGACAGTACTCCTAGAAAGGAAGACTATGCCACCGCAAGACTCCCGTACTCCCTCGAGGAAGGTTCGCCGGACGCTTGGGGAACTCTCATTGGAACTCTATATGATGAGGATGCTCGACGAAAGCTTGAGTGGCTCATCGGCTCCATTGTGGCTGGAGACTCTAAGCGGATTCAGAAATTTGCCGTCTTGTATGGTCCCCCGGGGTCTGGTAAATCGACAGTCCTCAATATTCTGGAGCTTCTATTCCAAGGATACACAACTACGTTCGATGCGGGATCTCTTGGATCCAAGTCTGATCAGTTCGCGACCAGTACCCTCGGTAAGAGTTCGCTCGTGGCCATCGATCAAGATGGAGACCTCTCCCGTATCGAGACTAATGGTCTTCTTAACAGCGTGGTGGCCCATGAGACGATCCTGATCAACGAAAAGGGTGTAAAACGCTATCCTAAGCGAATCAATGCCCTACTCTTCATCGGCACTAACAAGCCGGTCAAGATCACCGACTCCAAGTCAGGAATCATCCGACGACTGATTGATATCTCACCCACCGGACAAACAGTGGGGGCTGATGAGTATCAGACGTTGATGACGCAGATCCGAGACGAGCTTGGTAAGATCGCTAATCACTGCCTTGGGGTTTATCGTAGTCTTGGTAAGCATTACTACGACGCGTATAAGCCCCAGGACATGATGATGAAGACCAATGTGATGTATAACTTTGTAGAGGAGAACTACCTACTCTTCAAGACAGAGGAGTTCATCAGTCTCACGATGGCGTACAAGCTGTATAAGGAGTACTGTAGTGACAGCAATATCCCGTACGCGAAGAGTCGATACCAGTTCCGGGAAGAGCTCAAGGACTATTTCGATCACTTCGATGAGCGACGACAGTTTGGGGGCGATCGACTACGCAATGTATATTCCGGGTTCAGAGATTACTTATTGGATCCTGCCGAACTCGAAGCTTCTCCAGAGGAGCCGTATTCACTCGACCTGGACTCTTCCGAATCCCTTCTCGATGGGCTTCTCGCTGACTGCCCGGCCCAAAGAGCCGGAGATCATGGGACTCCGCAGTTCCGATGGGCAAACGTTCGAACCACTCTTCGTGAGATAGACACCCATGATGTCCACTATGTCAAAGTCCCCGAGAACCACATCGTCATCGACTTTGATATCAAGACAGACGGTAGGAAGGACCTTAATCGAAACCTACAGGCCGCCTCAGAATGGCCCCCTACCTACGCCGAAACCAGTCAAGGTGGTAATGGAGTTCACCTCCACTACATCTACGATGGAGATCCTACCGAACTGGCGAGGCTCTACGACGAAGACATTGAGATCAAGGTCTTCACAGGCGATTCCTCTCTGAGGAGAAAGGTCACCCACTGCAACAACATCCCGGTGGCCCATATTTCCGAGGGGCTACCGTTTAAGGAGAAGAAAGTGATCAACAAGACCACCATGGCCAACGAGAAGAAGGTCAGGGAGCTTATTGAGCGCAACCTTCGGAAGGAGATCCATCCGGCCACCAAGCCCTCGATCGATTTCATCGCCAAGATCCTCCGTGACGCCAAGGAACAGGGGATGGTCTATGATGTCAAGGACCTGAAGCCTCGTGTGTTGGCGTTCGCTATGAACTCGACACATCAGTCTGAGGCGGCTATCAAGACTGTCATGGAGATGCCGTTCACCAACGAGGATCCTGAGGAGAAGTCCGTTGGGTTCCCCACTGGCGAACTTGTGTTCTTCGACTGCGAGGTGTTTCCGAACCTGTTCCTCGTGAACTGGAAGGTGAAGGGTAATCCGACTGTACATCGGATGATTAACCCCACCCCTGAGGAGATCGAGGCCCTCTGTGAGATGCGGCTTGTTGGGTTCAACTGCCGTAAGTACGACAACCATATTCTCTATGCTCGTACGCTGGGTTTCAACAACGCCAAGCTGTACGACTTGAGCAAGAGGATTATCGAGAACAGCGTCACTGCTGGGTTCGTCGAGGCATACAACCTGTCCTACACCGATGTGTACGACTTCGCGGCCACTAAGATGTCCCTCAAGAAGTGGGAGATCGAGCTTGGGCTGCACCACCAGGAGCTTGGTATTCCTTGGGACGAGAATGTTCCCGAGGATCGTTGGGAGGAAGTCGCGGCATATTGTGATAACGATGTTATTGCAACCGAGGAGGTCTTCAACCACCTCCATGCGGACTGGCAGGCCCGCCTCATGCTTGCCAAGCTTTCTGGTCTGACTCCTAACGACACGACCAACAAGCACAGTCAGTTCATCATCTTCGGAAAGAACAGGAACCCACAGAATGAGTTCGTTTACACCGATCTCAGTGAGCAATTCCCTGGCTATCAGTACTCTTTCGGTAAATCTGTTTACCGGGGTGAAGAAATCGGTGAGGGCGGGTACGTCTACGCCGAGCCAGGTATCTATGTCGACGTCGCCCTTCTCGACGTTGCGAGCATGCATCCCACGTCAATCGAGTGTCTCAACCTCTTCGGAGACCGATACACTCAGCGTTTCAGTGAGATCAAGCAAGCCCGAGTAGCTATCAAGCACCACGATGACGAAACTGCTCGGAAGCTTCTGGATGGAGCGCTAGGTCCGTTCCTCGATGAGGGGGTTGACTATGAGGCACTGGCCTTCGCTCTCAAGATCGTCATCAACTCGGTGTACGGTCTCACTGCGGCAAAGTTCGCCAACCCCTTCAAGGACCCCCGCAATGTGGACAACATTGTCGCCAAGCGTGGCGCTCTGTTCATGGTGGATCTGAAACACTTCGTCCAGGAGCAGGGCTTCGACGTTGCGCACATCAAGACCGACTCGATCAAGATCCCGAGGGCTACTCCCGAGATCATCGAGAAGGTCATGGAGTTCGGCAAGAAGTACGGCTACACATTCGAGCACGAGGCTACTTACGACCGTATGTGTCTCGTGAACAAGGCCGTCTATGTCGACTACGAAGATGGGAAGTGGAGCGCCACCGGTGCCCAGTTCCAGCACCCCTATGTCTTCAAGGAGCTCTTCTCGAAGGAGGAGCTGGATATTCGAGACGTGGCGGAGACCAAGAGCGTTACAACCGCTCTGTACCTCAACAATGGAACAGAAGAGAAGCCAGAGATGGAGTTCGTCGGTAAGACCGGCGCCTTCGTCCCCGTGAACCGTGGAGGCGGGATCCTTCTCCGCGAGAAAGATGGTAACTACCATGCCGCATCAGGCAGTACCGGTCACCGGTGGGTACAGTTCGAGTCCTTCAAGGAAGCCCACCCAGACGACTGGAAGGAGTGGGTCGACTGGAGTTACTTCGAAGGTCTTGCGGACGATGCAAAGGCTGCGGTGGGAGACTTCGGGGACTTTGAGGCCTTCACCCTTGGAGCTTGATCCTTATCACTATGAAGGAGACTACGATGGATGAGTACGTGAACCAGTGGGAGTCGTACAAGGAGCTCTCGATTGAGAATGACCGGAATCCGGTTCTTGATGATCAGGTCATCTACGGGAACGATGTTAAGCACTTCACCTTGACAGTATATTCTCCTGAGGGTCGAGTCAGCAAGTACTGGAATACCCGTATCCTTGCGGACGACCTGGGTCGCTGCAGGATCGCCTGTCCTCGTGAGGGGAAGATTCTGTGCTTCGACTGGTTCAAGTGGACTGCGTATATGTTTACCCATGATGGCCTGAACGAGCTGGTGTTCATGCCTGGTTCGAGCAGGAAGACTATTTCCAGACTGTGGTGTGAGGAGGTGAAATAATATGGGATGCTGGCGCTGGGTTCTTGTCCGCGGTCCTTTCTGGCAGCGGCACTGGATGTTTGTGCAGGACGCTGGATGCTACCGGCATAACTACACCTGATGTGTAAAAGCCCCCGGGTCTGTAAAAGGGCCCGGGGGTCCGCGTCAGAAACTACGGGTATTATGAGACCCCTCTACTCGAAAGGAATACTCATGCTACCCGTTGCCAAGATTATCATCTCCGGACTCTCCTCCATTGGAGCTGGTATGATTGCCAGCAAGCTCACCAAGCCTATCGTCTCGAACGCAAATGGAATCGCTAAGATTCTGCTTTGGTTCGGATCGGTAGGCACTGGTGTTGCTGCTAGTGCAATTGTTGCCCGCGAAGTCGAGAAGCAGTTCGACGAGACCGTCAAGGCCGTCAAGGAAGCCCGAGACCACATCGATATCGAAGACTGATCTCTAGTTTATACCCCATTAACTTGGGGTATAGGCTTTTCTGAAAGGAGCACACATGCCAGGAAAGATTGTCGCCCACGATACCCACCTTCGGATCGACACGGAGTTCATCGAGCTCAAGGACTGCTTCGAGGCGTTCCGTCGAGGGGTGGAGTATCGAGAGAAGAATGACGTTGACGATATTCTCGTCATCTGTAACGCCCCCGACATCATTGAGTACCAGCTCAAGAACGGGGACAGTTTTATTGTCACGTATGATCCCATCCATCGGATCATCGTGATGCGGGTGTTCCTCCACGACGAGGACATCACCATCAAGCCCATCTATATTTGCAACAACCGTGAGTACCAGATCGCCTGCGAGTTCCTCAGGCAGATCATGCACGACAAGATCGACCTTAAGGATGAGTGGATCGCATGAGCAAGAAGAACCCCAGTGTCATTGATTACTTCGACCTCAATGGTGACCTGAACGAGGAGGCCTATGAGTTCGAAGACGTCAAGCTCGAAGAGTACATCGACAAGCGAAGTAACGTCAAACCATCCTGGGTTGGCAAGTACAGCCACCAGATGCACTTTGACCTTCCTGACGACACCGAGGTCAGCTTCTATAAGGGGCTGAACATTGTCTATGCGGACATCAACTTTGCAGGTGGGATCCGCACCATCCTGTTCAAGTGCCGCCAGAAGAAGAATCTTACTCGATTCATTTCCCGAGTGCTCGAGATCGCACAGGGAGATCCCTCAAATGTCCACCCTGATTTCCGCGCCTGATATTTAAGGAGAACACAATGGCACGACTGAACAACCTTACGATCGAGAACGCCCGAATCTTCTTCAAGGACTTCTCCGCCGCTGGTCCTTATGCCGGTGGTACGAAGCGCACCTTCTGCGTAGAGATCCCCGAGGACATGGTGGAGCAGCTCGAGCGAGATGGGTGGAACCTGAAGTCCCGGGAGTCTCGGAATGACCCGGATGCCCTCACCCACTATCTCAAGGTGGAGGTGTCCTACCGGGCTCGTCCTCCAAAGATCGTCTGCATCCCGAACCTGACTCGGCGAAAGGTGTTCATCACCGAGCAGACGGTGGACAGCCTGGACTATGTCGAGATCCTGAATGTGGATCTCACGATCAACCCCTATGTCTGGGAGGTCAATGGTAACTCTGGAGTGAAGGCATATCTCGGTACGATGTATGTCACGATCGCCGAGGACCCGCTCGACGCCAAGTACGAGGACGGAGAGGAGGCTGCCTGATGCGACGCTACGGTCTGTTCAACTTCCTGTTCGATGTCTTCATGGTCTCGGTGACTGGAGGCTTCTGGCTGATCTGGATCTTCATTCGGGAGATGCGGCGAGGCTGATTTTATACCCCGGGGTCTGTAAAAAGGGCCCCGGGGTTTCCCACTCATAGAAAGGACACACGTGGCTAGCCGACTTATCGTCAGCGCTGATGATATTCTGAAGGCGGTCAAGGAATCAGAGGAGTTCGAGAGGAAGGCCCTCACTGAGGCTCGGAAGCGAGACCGGGCTGAGGGCAAGGAACCTCGAGAGACTCTGTATCCTAACCCGGATCTTAAGCCTGGTCGAGAGATTGTGCTTGACTACATCAAGAACCCGGAGCGTCGTCGTACGCCACGGTGTTCCGTTCACCTTGAGAAGCGGACTGCGAATAACAGCTATCGTTTTATCGTAGACGTGTCTCAGGTAAGGAATCGAGAGCTTGCGGACGAGATAGAGAAGGATCTCTTCGCTTTCATGGACTACCTTCTCGACGAGTACGACATTCCCCGACGCATTAAAAGGAGCGCAAAATGATCTCTCTTATCAAGGTTGACGAGGGTCCCGTTGACATCTACGAGCTTCGTATGCAGTATCTTGCTAAGCTCAAGGAGACGGATGGGGTTATGCTCCCCACATTCATCTACAGGAACAAGGACCTCTTCATCACTGAGTTCAAGCCCACTTGTGATGACCAGTGGATCATGTATATGACGAACGCTGAGGGTCTCATCACCAAGATGCGGATCAAGAACGGCGACCTGATGAGTAATGGGTCGGTTCTGTTCCTTGCCGAGGATCGGAAGACCTACAACGCCAAGGAGTACTACGACTACTGGGCCGCTCGTGAGGGTAAGCCTGCTCCGTTCTTCTACGAGTCCCGGCAGTACCACGTGAAGTCGTTCATGCGGGTTCCCGGCTCTACCGATCTGTGGATCACCGCCGAGCGAGAGATTGGGCACTGGTACACCTTCCGCATGTCGGATGACCAGAAGTCCAGGTTCACCCGGCACACGATGACTAACGAGAAGGGGCACCAGAGTTACGACTGGGTCCTCGAGAATGTTGAGTGGGCCGCCGACACTATCCGTTATTTCTGAGGAGGATACGATGGAACTCACTGACGGCGGATGGTACAAGACCCCTCGTATTATCAAGGGGACGGACTTCCTTGCGCATATTCATGACACGTATGCATCTGGGAATGCTATGTATGTGGAGTTCAAAGCGTCCGAGGGAGAAGTACGTATCCTTGAGTACCGGCGGATCTATGACGTAGATACAGAAAGCGCGGTTCTGTTCACCATCAACACATATCCGCAAGAGAGTATCCTCCTCAAGAACATTGAGGAGTATGAGTTCATCCAGTACCGACCCCAGCAAGCATGGAAGGCTATTCACATGGGAAGCACTAAGCGGTTCAGCGTCAGCAACTTTGAAGAGCTGTACATCGACCAGACGTTCCGTAGGTTGACCCCGGTCATTTTCCGACACTTTGATCACTCCTGGATTGTTATGGGTCTTGAACTGTCGGATTCTGAAGAGGCGGAGTGGTTCATCTACCTCAAGCGACAGAACGGTGAAGGTATGACCCGGGTTCACTTTACCAAGGACCAGAAGTTCATCTACAATCCCATCTCGGGTTCTTGGTCCCTTGACGACCCGACGCAGGAGATCAAGGACCTCGAGGAGATCAAACAGACTCTCCGAGCCGATGCTATCCTGGATGTGACTGTCTCGGGTGTACCTATGAAGCTGATCCGGGTTCAGGAGATCGCAAAGGGGGTTCTCTTCTTCGTCTTCCAGGACGAGGAGAAGAACAAGCGGTACTACTACAATCGCCCAGCCATCAAGCTCCGTATCGTAACGGATCCGACCACTGGCGAGCAGAAGTACCTCCTGGACCACATCAAGGCCATGCACATTGACTGAGCGCTGGAGAAATTTACCCCACCCCTACTCAAGGTATGAGGCATCTGATCTCGGTCGGGTGCGGAATATCTCGAGTGGGCGAGTTCTTCGGATCCAGAAGTGCTCAGACGGGGCTCCCGGGTTCTCCCTGTATCGTGATGACTCAGGTAAGCAGACCATGGTTCGCTGTGGTGTGACTATCTGGCGTGCGTTCAACGGAGAGCCCGGGAGGGGCAACTATGTCATCCACCTCAATGGTGACATGGCTAATGCCCGTCTCGAGAACCTGGATCTCGTTTCGTACTCAGCGTATCGGCAGGCCTGGTATGATGAATACAACGCTCGGATGGATGCTCTCTATGAAGAGACCCGGTCCGAGTTCGATGGCTACATCTTCGGCTCATGCACTGAGTCGGAGGCGGATAGAAAGGTTCGCTTTGGCGACTGAGCAGTGGAAGACGATCCCCGGCCTCAACGACAAGTATGAGGTGTCGGATCTTGGGCGGGTTCGAAATCGAAACACCGGTCGTTTCCTCACACCCCGGTACAAGGACGGGTGCTACATGTATCGCTTCGAGAAGCCTGGTGCTGGTCGTCAGCGCAAGGTGTACTCGGCTGCAGTTCTTGTGTGGAGTCTGTTCGTCGACAAGATCCCGGATGGATACTGGGTTCAGTACAAGGACGGCAACCGGCGAAACCTCGCTGTGTCAAACCTCTACCTCAAGAGCAACTCCGAGTTCCGCAAGGAGGAGTACAAGGAGGGTGTCCTTGGGTTCCAGCTCGTGAAGTCTGCATACGACGAGTGGATCTTCGGAGACTGCCTAGAAAGGAGAACTTGGTAGGATGACAGTTACGTATCGCCCTGAGCAGATTCAGGCGGTGCGTCAACTGCAGAACGGCAGCATCTTGGCGGGTGGCGTTGGTTCGGGGAAGACCCTGACGAGCCTGGCGTGGTATCTCACGTCGGTTTGTAACGCCGCCTCGTTCAAGAAAGGGGGGTCCTTGGCTAAGAAGAAGGTCAAGGGCTCCCCTACGCTGTATGTCATCACAACCGCTAAGAAGCGGGACTCCCTTGAGTGGGAGGAAGAAGCTGCGCGTCTCGGTCTGAGTACTGATCCTGATTGTTCGTTCACCGGCTCCGCCATCGTGGTGGACTCGTGGAACAACATCGGGAAGTACTCGGATCGAGAACACGCGGTATTCTTTTTTGATGAGCAGCGTGCTTCCGGCAGTGGGCGCTGGGTCAAGGAGTTCCTCAAGATAGTTAAGAAGAACACCTGGCTTCTGCTCTCAGCAACTCCTGGAGATGTCTGGATGGACTACCTCCCGGTATTCATGGCTCACGGATTCTTCAGGACTCGTACGGAGTTCATGGAGGATCACGTCATATTTGACCGCTTCGCAAAATACCCCAAGGTCAAACGATACATAGGGGAGGCGAAGCTGCAGCGACTTCGACGGAGTATCCTTGTGGAGATGCCGGTGGAGCGACACACTACTCGTGAGAGGGAGACTGTCTACTGCGACTACGACCGTGACTTGTATAAGTGGGTCGTGAAGAATAGGATGGATCCCTGGACAGAGGAACCCCTTAGAGATGCAGGTGGGGTCTGCAGAATCTTGAGAAAGGTGGTCAGTGACAATGACCGGCGTTCAGAGCAAGCCAAGCGCATACTCTCAAGCAATGAGAGGGTTATCGTATTCTACAATTACAACTATGAGCTCGATCGAATCCTTGCAGTTGCAGAGAGCCTTGGACTGCCTACGGCGCAATGGAATGGACATCGGCACGATGCTATACCAGCAGAACCTCGATGGGTCTATATCTGTCAGTACACCTCGGCAGCAGAGGGATGGAACTGTACTAGTACCGATACGGTTCTCTTCTGGTCCCTCAACTATTCCTGGCGAGTGACTGAGCAGTGTGAGGGTCGGATCGACCGATTGAATACCCCGTATTCTCGGTTGAAGTACTACTTTCTTGAGTCTCATTCCTCGATAGATGAGGCGGTTCGGCGGTCGCTGAGCTCGAAGAAGGTGTTCAACGAGAGGGCATTCGTCGGTTAGAATACGTGTGACGGGATACCAAGTGGCCACTAAGTGGCCATTTTTTTGACCATGTGGCCACTTTTTCGTGTTACGGGTGTTACTGATGTTACTCGTCACACGTATTGTGGCCAAAAAAGTGGCCACTTGGTGTCACACGTATTGTGGACTTTTCCTTGGAATTGCAACGAAAAGTCGGAAGTGGCCATTTTTTGTGAAATTTATTAATTGATTGATTGATTGATTTTTTTTATTATATATGAAAATAGGGTTTTTGACCACTTTTTTGTCCACCCCCCTCCTTGAGGCCGTTTGATGATGTTTGATGATGTTTATCGATCGAATTTTCACATTAGTCACATCTGTAACAAAACCCCACCCTTAATCAAGAATACCCCTCTACAATACGTGTGACACCCCTTGTCGCAAACTACGCATATAATGATAAGAAGGATAGAAACAAGCCTATCCCTTCTTATAGGCTTACCCAGAGGAGCACACCATGCGTGAGTCACAATTCCAGGCACAGCTCATTAAGAAGCTGAACAAGATGCTACCCGGGATCATCATTCTGAAAAATGACCCCAACTACATTCAAGGCATCCCCGATCTGATTCTTCTCTACAAGAATCGTTGGGCAGCCCTTGAGGTGAAGCGAGGCGCTATTGCCTCAGTCCGTCCGAACCAGGCACACTATGTTCGGACAATGCATGCGATGTCGTATGCCGCATTCATCTACCCTGAGAACGAGAGCGAGATCCTCAGTGAAGTTCAACAATCACTCACAGCTTAGTGGGGCCCACGCATTCCTTTCCGCCAGTAAGTATCACTGGCTCAACTACTCTCCAGACAAACTGATCGAGACCTTCCGAACCGCCCAGGCTGCCGCAAAGGGTACCCGTCTTCACGAGCTCGCCGCTGAGCACATTCGATTGAAGATGCGCATGCCTCGAAACAAGGTGACATTCAACAACTATGTTAACGATGCTATTGGGTTTCGGATGGAGCCAGAGCAAGTCCTGTTTTACTCGGTCAACTGCTTTGGCACTGCTGACGCTATCTCCTTTGACAAGGGTCTGCTTCGCATCCACGATCTGAAGACTGGCGTTCACCCCGCCAAGATTGATCAGCTCATGATCTACGCGGCACTCTTCTGCCTCGAGTATGATGAGCGTCCTGGGGCTATCAACTACGAGCTACGTATCTACCAGAATGACGATATTCAGGTAGCAAACCCTGAGGGCGACGATATTGCCCCGATTATGGACACCATCATTCAATTCGACAAGCTTATCGAGAAGATCAAGGAAGAGGAGGCCTAATGGATCTCGCCCACTATGGTGTTAAGCGCCGTTCGGGGCGCTATCCTTGGGGTTCTGGTCAAGACCCCCACCAACACTCTGGTGATCTCCTTTCGACCATCAAGGATCTGAAGGCGAAGGGTCTCTCCGAGACTGAAATTGCCAAGGGTCTTGGAATGACCACCACCCAGCTTCGAGCCCAGAAATCCATTGCTAAGAACGAGAAGCGTAAGGCTGACGTTGCAATGGTGGCCCGGCTCAAGGAGAAGGGGATGTCCAACACGGCCATTGGTCGTCGTATGGGCATCAACGAGTCCTCCGTTCGAGCGCTTTTAGACCCCACCCTCAAAGAAAGGGCGGGGAGTACTGAGGCACTAGCCAAGGAACTCAAGAAGCAGGTCGGTAAGGACGGTCTTCTCGACGTCGGTCTCGGCGTTGAGGTCAATATGGGTGTCACAAGCACCAAGATGAAGACTGCCACCGCCATGCTCGAGGCTGAGGGCTATCACGTCCACAAGGTGAAGGTCCAGCAGCAGACGACTGGTAAGTTCACCGAAATGAAGGTCCTGGTGCCTCCGGGCATGGACTACAAGACGGTTCTGGCCAAGCGGGGCGAAATTAAGGCCCCCGGGGTCAATATTGAGGACCGGGGTCATACGGTATACGGTATCGAGAAGCCCACTGCAGTTTCCAGTAAGCGACTGAAGGTTCGCTATGGAAATGAGGGTGGTACTGATATGGACGGTGTCATTGAGGTTCGACGTGGAGTCAAAGACCTCTCCCTCGGTTCTTCCAACTATGCTCAGGTTCGAATCAGTGTTGACGGCACGCACTACCTCAAGGGTATGGCGATGTACTCGGATGACATCCCTAAGGGATATGATCTCCGGTTCAACACGAACAAGAACCCCACCGGAAATAAACTGGATGCCCTCAAGAAGCAGACAGGTGACCCGGCGAACCCATTCGGTTCCGTAATCCGCAAGCAGCTTCACTACACCGACTCGAACGGTCGGAAGAAGCTCTCTGCGATGAACATCGTTAACGACGAAGGTACTTGGG